TCTTAAAAGACTTCCTGTAACTAGTGGATTGACTGTTGTAGAACTGTTTGGACTTACCGATACTGTTTCAGTTGCAAAAGTAGATGGATTTACATAACTAAAACTTACTGCACTTGATTCTCCAGAGCTTACTGCAATAACGACACTTTGAGTACCCACTCTAAAATTACTTGCTCTATTGTATTGAGTTATACTTAAGGGTGTTCCTGTTCCACCACCATCTTGCATCTGTATTGCTGTACCTGTTGTGTTTGCTCTAAAAAACATCAGAGGTTTATTTATAACAGGTGCTTGGTTGTCATCTACAAAATATCCAAATCCTATTGTTGTATCACTATTGTCGTTTCCATCTGTGAGCTTTTCAAAAAACATTTTCTCAAAGGGTAATTGTACCCTGTAGTCTTGTCCTCTATTTAGTCTAGGGTCTCTACCACTACCTGATGTTGAACTTGCTTTTACACTTCCTAACTGTCTATTGTTTAGTTTCTCAAAAAAGAAAGCACCAAATGTTTTTGGATCAGCAAACTTAAATTGTATATCATTAAATGGTACACTAAAGTTGCTTTCTCCCTCACTTGTATCTACAAACTCTGTGATGTCTCTGCTTGTACCACCTGCATAAAAACTATCAAGTGTTTTTACAACAACTTTACCAAAGTCATCACTACTTGGATCATCTTCAATAAATGCAGTCAAATTGAACATTTTAAATATACCTGTCAAGAACTCTAATATTCCTATGTCTGGTATATTGTCTTGAACAAATATTGTTTCTACCAAACTATCTGGCTCTACAATACCTGCGGTTATGGTTGCATCTATGTCATCTTGTGAATCTGAATCTGTCTGCCTTCTAAACTGTAATGAGTATGTTAAATTCAAACTTGTTTCTGTAGTCTCTATTAAAAATTGTATGTTTTGTTGTTCAAAAGAAGCATTTATACCACTATCAAAAAATTTATTTAATGTTACACTACCTGTTTGAGTGTAGGGTTGTTCTGCAACTATCTCTCCTGTATCTGCTCTTCTTAACTTTGCAGTAAACTTTTTTGTAGAATCTGTAGGTGTAATAGTCCAAATAATTTGCATATTCTCTGATACTATTCTACTTTCAACACCTGTTCCCACAACAAATCTAAATATACCACCATCAAATACAGGTACAAAACCGAATATACCATCACTAAAAAAATCTCCTGTATCTCCTGTAAAACTCTGTATTTTATTTATGATTATTTTATTTACATCAGTCTCATTACTTTCTGTTACACCAATCGCACCCTTGTTTCTATGTAACCACATATACAAGTCAGCAAATAGTCCTGTCTCTTGAAAAAAGTCATCACTAAATTGTAATTGTATATCATTGTCTTGTTCTATAACTCTGATAATATCTATAACTCTCAATGCAGGTTTTAGGTCTGTAAATACAAAACCCATTGTACTTCCAAGTCTTTCTGTAGCTTGACCTGAGTTTACTGTCGATTGACTGCCACTTGCAAAAAGGTTTCTTGTTGTGCTTGATCTTTCTTGACTTGTTAATACACCACCTGCACCACTATTGTAAATAAATCTTTGTGTATGTGATATTATAGGATAGATAACGTGAGCCGTGCTAGTTGTACCTGCCGATAAATTTGTTACAAATGTTTGTACTCCTTGTCTTACATTTGCCACATCGTATGCGTGATCGAACTGTGAAAAGTCCAAACTAGATAACCTTCTATCTTTTAGTTTGTCTTTTAATGTTACTGTTTCTCCAAAGAATGTAATATTGTAACTATCAGGTTGGTTGTTCTTGAGCTTAACACCATTGAGAACTATGTAACCACTTTTAAATCTTTTGTAATTAAGTTCTAGTATTGCTCTTAATTTAGAGTTTGCATTGAATATAGAATCTGCAACCCTATCTTCTACGATGTCTGATCTGTAATAATGCCTGAACAATAAATTGTTTTTACTACTTGCAGGTAAACTAAATGATTTACTAAAATCTGTAAATACTTTTTCTATGTCTCTGATGTCTTGTATTGTTTGTGTAAGACTGATTTGTTCATCTTCAAATAAATCAAGTCTTTGATAATCTATGTCTGTAATTAGGTTTATCTCATTCCACTTTCTAAATGTATTTTCCCAATTAGTTGTGGTTAGATTCCACAAATCTGGATCAGGTTGTGGATTGTCTATTACTATGTCTGGTATTAATAGACTTACTTCATTCATTATCTTATTGTATTTATTTTATCAAAAGCATACTTGAATGTCATCGTATAGTTTGCAAGTCTATCATTGAGTGATGTCTTGAATGTAACATTTTGATCTTGTGGTATTACAGGTAAATATTGATTATTCTGGAATATCCAACATCTTTTACTTGTAAGTATCTGTTCAATTACTTGGTTGTAACTATCATCTACATATCCTGTATTAAGTATAATTGTTTCTCTACTGTTAATGTTTCTGTTTCTATACTGATGATTGTTTATAGAATATGTCGCACCTGTTGTAAGTGTACTGCTTTTAAATTCATCTTTTTGCACGTTTACACTTTCAATAGATTTAAGAAAGAAGTTTACCTTTTGTAATGCACCTGATTTATTTACAAAGACTATTGGTAGGTTTGTGAATCTATTACAGTCTTGTTCTTCTATTTCTATTGTTTCTGTTGATCCACCTGTAACTATATCCACACTTGTAAGTGTTGCAGTTGTACTTGTTGCATATTCTATTGCACTATTGGAGTTTGACACACCTGTAGATACTGTAACACTTGATACTGTTGTACCACCATTTTTAAAGTTTACAGTAGTTGCACCTGTTAATGTATCACTTCCAGAATTTACACTCAAGTTTGCTAGAACAGGTATGTATAAGACTTCTTGTGCTTCTCTAAATATCTTTGTATTAGACATCAGCTTTGTTACACTTCCTTTGTGTCTTGTGAGTGTTTGTGTTGTTGCACTATTGGATGAGCTTGTTATATCAAACCCTTCTTCAAAATATCCAACACCATCAAAAGCCAAATAGATAGAGCTGATAGCATCAAGACTTGTACCTGATGAGTTTTTAGGTGTTGCCGTTGTTTGTACCCAAACATTTACACCATTACTACCAAACGTACCACTAAAACTATATGCGATGTAATCTTTTATTAGTTCTCCTATCTCAAATATAACATAGTTGTTATTTCCCACTTCATTCTTTACAAGTTCATAAGTTGTAGAAGGACTTGCATTAAAAGCACCACTATATATCGCTAGTGTTAAATTACAACTTGCTAAGTTTGTGTTTTCTATTTTAAGATAGACAGGACTATTTATATTTATTTTTTCTATTGCCATTATAATTCTTTTTCAAAGTCGTTTACAAATGATGCTATAAGTTCTGGTGGTAACGTTTTAAATCTTTTCTCAAAAGGTTTTGTAAAAAACAAACTAGGTTTGATGCCTTGTTCAAATATTGATCTTGCTATTACAAATTTTAATCCTTTTCTTTTTGCAAACCTTCCACCCTCAGCTCTTGGTGCAATACCTTTTCTTATAGTCCACTTGTCAAAAACTTTTGCAGGTGGTCTTTTGTTTGTGTATTTAAAAGGTGTATTATATTTTTTCTTTGTACCACTTACACCTTGATCCTGATAGCTTCCATATTCTTCCATTATAAATTGTAATATAAAACCTGTATTGTCTGATAGTATATTATATCCTAATGAATCGTATAGTCTTTTACTTACATTTTTTTTGCCTTTTGTCAAATTACTTCTTGACTGCTGAATAACATACTTAGCAAAACTATTAAGTGTATTTTTTGTTTCTTGTAATTCCATCAGCAAATACTTATATCGTTTTCAATTAGTATATCCATAGTACAAGCCCATCCACCTAATCTATTTTCAAACCTTTCATAAAATGGCTCACATACTGGATCGCCAGATAATTGGTATTTTGATGTATATAGTGATCCTCTACGCAGTAAGTGTATTATTTTGTTTATGACTGCAAGTTGTGTATTGAGTACATCTTGTTCATTATCATTACCTACAAAAATATCTGTTGTTTCATCTTTGTATTCATTAACGACATCCATAGCCATTAATGTAATATTAAATACTAGAGCTTGTTCTTGTGCCGTTACTGTATTTACAATAATATGTGAAAGAGGGAATATAGTCTGTTTAGATAAATCTATTTCTGTTATATCTCCAGTTGTTACTGTATTCACATTAGGATCAAGCAACAAATTTGTTTTGATTGTATCTGTCAGTTGGTAAAAACCTCTTATTCCTTGATTACTCATTTATATTTTCTTTTTAATTGTCTTGCTTCTAATTCGTTTTTCTCTTTCATAAATGTTAACATCATCAACGATTCGTGCATACCTAGTTTAGTGATATTTTCAAATCTTGTAATATCTCCTTGAGAGAGTGCGAAAATTGACTGATACCAACCCCATTTAAGACCGAATTGCGCGTTAGCAGTTGTTGTATCTCCTTGTTGTTCTCCAAATAAGATGTCATAACTTTCGACAAGTCTATTCCTAAACGATAAAAAAAAAGCATACTACCAAAGACAATATCCATCGGTAAGTCTTTAAAATGCTCTGATCCCTCTGCTTTGTATTCTTCGATATTGTATTTGTCATTATAAGTGTCAAGTACAGGTCTATATAAAACTGCCATAGCTTTGTCTATTTCTTCCCATTTAGAAATATAAGTATCTAAATCAACATACTCTCCTAGTGTCATATCATCTAGGTTCGGTATAAAACCATACTCTACACCATTCAAAACAAATCTTCTTTTAAGTTGTGGTTTTTGTTCAAACATATCTGCGAGTATGTTCGTGATCCTGTAAACATCTTTTGCTTTTAGACTGTAAGATTCTTTATGTGGTATGCCACAAAATATTTCTATCATCTTTGATGCGAGAAAATGCTCATCATCATTCTCTTGTTGTATCTTCAAAAACTTTTGGTATTGCGATAGTTTGATTTCTGATAAACTATTTGGTACAGTAATTTTCATCCTCATATATATATATCGAAATTGAAGATTGATTTTTGACAAAAAAAAAGGAGGGCAATTAAACCCTCCTAAAACAACTAACTAAAAATTAAAAATCCTACTTCATCTTCTCGCTTGGTGGACCTTCTGGAAAGTCCTTACTTAATATAAATTTAAAATAAATTTCTTTACTTACAAATTTTCTTGTTAGTGGATGTAAATATTTTTTTTCCATTTGTTTTGTTTTTAATTATACCCAAATATACGACTTTTTTTTAATTGACAAAATATAATAAGTTTTTTATAGACCACAGTATCCACTATCACAATCATTGAAATCGGCATCAAATAATTCTGTTTGTATATTCCACTCTTTAATTTGTTTGAACGATAAGTTCTTGCTTTTATACCAAACATCTTTATTGTGTTTGATTTTTTCTTTACTTGCAAACCATTGAATTTTGTTTGGATGCTTTGACCACATTTTTTTTATTAGTAATGGGTTTTTATGAAAACAACCTACACAATTATTCATCCAAGCAAATCTTACTGGCTTGTTAATCCAATACTTAATAATTTGATCTTTGTAAATATTATCATTAATCAAAGGGAATACAGGTTTTTGCCATTCAATCATACCCCACTTGTTTTGTGTTTTTCTTTTACCTATAATAGCTTTCATTTCTAATATACCATTATCATTTGTTTTTGCTAATGTTCTTTTTGCTCTTGCCTGTTCGTTAGCTCTAAAACCTAATCTAAACTCAGCAGGTTCTCGTATTATTTTTCTCCACCATTCAAATATAGGTTCAAGCTTCATTTGTGTAGTGCAATATCTTCTAAGAGGATCAGGTAATGTTCCTGCTGTATCTAAAACTTTATCAAACGTTTTGCCTGTTACCCAATCAATTTTTTTTCCTATATATTGCTCTAAGTCAAGTATTGTATATATGATGGTATCATCTTCTGCTGTTGCTATGAATGGTGCTTGTATTTTATCCTCTACTTGTTGTCTAATTTTTTTATCTTTAAATTTAGATTTGTTGTCCTCTATCCTCACTAAAGCAAATACATAAAAGTCTGCAAGATAATTAGCACTTATATATGCCGAAGTCTTACCACCACTTATTAAATTAACTGTTTTCATCTTATTGCATATCTACCCCTGTTGGGATTCTCTAGTTGCATCATTAAAGCATATCGAGCTGCATCAATACAGTCAGGATGAATACCTGTTGGTTTCTGGATATTGTTACCCTCTTTGTCTTTATCCCAGACATAACCTTGTAATTCTCTTATTAAATTCTTTGATCTTGATGTTACATATATTTCATTTTGGTTTATTAAGTTGATACCATAAATTACAGAATCTCTACCTTTTGTTACTGGGAATATCTTATGTCCATAGCTTCTGATCTCACTTATTGATTTAGGTTCTGCACTATCAGCATAAATGTTTTCTGTAATTTGTTTGTCTTTTAAAAAATGACTGATGTCTCTATTTAACATACCTTTTCTGTAAAGCAATTCATCAAATATATAAGCATTGTTCCATTTGTATAGTCTTATGAATGTAGAAGGATCAACACTATATCCGAAGTCAAGACCTGCACAAAGAAGTCTAGCATCACTAGGTATATTGTCTATTGACTTCCAATCAGGAATACAAGCACCCTCTAAACTCCCTATCTCTCCAAGTCCATATACCTTCCACCAGTTTGCCCAATATGTTGATGTCTTTGATTTTACTTTTGCTTTCTCTATTTCTTTTACAATCGTATCGGACAAGCTCTCATTGTCTTTGTAAGTAAGTGTAATAAAGTCTGTATCTTCTTGTCCTATTAATTCTTTATCTACCCAAAATAAATTTGTAGGATTGTAGTCAAGCCATATATCTCCAGAAGTTCTAACTGCTAATTGTTGATAGCTTTCAAAATCTATATTGTTGCACTCATTTAGGAATAGGTCTGTTCTCCTTGCACCTCTCAACTTGTCTGGTTGATCTGTAGAAAAGAACTCTATATAACTGCCTGTGCTAAATTCGTATTTTAAGGTACTTCTATTGAACTTTCTCTCATCATACCTATATGTACCCTTCATAATATTTAAAAAGTCTTTTAAAGCACCTCTACGCAAGTGTGGGATGCTTTCTGCTACTATGCTGATTTCTTTGTATGGATTTTTGATTGCGTAGTCAATCAGGATCATAAGTATTGCAATAGTCTTTCCTGCCGAACTACCACCTCTAATAATCTTTATTCTTTTGTCTAGTTTTCGTAATCTTTTGACTGCCTGTGTTTGTGTAAACATCAATCAATAAATAATGGTACATCTTCGTTGATGTGTATGTCTTTGGTTTCTTTTGGTCTGCCTACATAATAATTATAGTAGAGCTGAACATACTTATAATCTTTTTTCTTTAAACCTTCTTTCAATGCTTCGTATGCTAGTGGCTCTAGTGGTTTAAGTTTTTCTATTAGTTGTAGTTCTTCTGTTTTAGGTTTTCTACCTGCTCTGCCTTTTGTAGAGTGTCCACCATTGTTTTTTCTACCATCCATAGAATTAATTTAAATTAATTAATTAATCTTTTGTATATCTATATATCGTTAAATTTAATTAATTTTTAAAATAACTCTGCTTGATTAATATTTTGTTTATTTCTAATACCCATAACTGTATCTAGTATTATTTTACCATCCTCATAATGGACAAGATTATTTGCTATTTTTTTTCTTGGTTGTTTTCCTTTATATTTTGTAAAATCGTAATCGTGATATTCACTCATTATTTTAATGTGGTTTCTATGTAGTCTTGTAAAATCAGGGTTCTTAATGCCAGAGAGTTTATTTGGTAAATTAAAATTAGTCCAGTATAAATGTCTACCTCTTTTTTTTGCAGGTATCAATGGTTGGTAATATGGTATTACATTTTCGACAACGTATTTGCCATCAAAAAAATTATCTAAAAAAATGACTTGTTGATACAGAGACATATCAGGATATTTTAATTTAAAAGTATTATCTTCTTTTTGTCTTTTGCCCTTGAAAGTAAAGTTTAATCTACTGTGGGTAGGACAAGGTGGAGATGACCAGATGAAATCAAACTCTTTAAAATGATCTAATAAATATTGATGTGCATCTTCAACCACTACTTTATCTTTAGGAAATCTTTCTTGATATAACCTTGCAAGTTCTTCATCCCATTCTACAGCGGTAATTTCGTGTTCATCTCCCCACTTGTATCTATTACCACCTAAACACGCATACAAGTTGAGTATTTTCATTTTTTCTCTTTATAATGTTTTGGATATGGCTTTTCTTTTAGTAAGCATTTTTTCTTTTCTCTTTTGTCTAAAAACTTAATGTATCTAAATTGTCTTAATGTTTTTTTTGTAGCCCTGTCTTTGTTTTCTCTTATATACCTATATGCTTCTCTATTATCTGCGGTATTTGTTAAAGCTATTTTGTGATAGTATTTACCCTCTAATTCATAAAACTCCGATAGGTGTTCGCCATAAAAACTAAACGAACAAGCTTGGTAAACTATTCCAAATCCCCCACATCTTTCATCAGCAAAACTTTGTACCCATTTTATTTTTTTATGTTTTCTTTTAATATATTTAATAGAATAACTTATAGCTTGGCTCTCTGGGTATTTTATGTCAATGCTATCACATAACCACATTCTATTTAACTCTAAGTGTTCATATATACCTGTACCTGTTACAATATTTTTAGCTGAAGCTGGGTTCATACAAAATCCATACTGTAAAGAACCAAGAAGTTGTTCTTTATAAAAAACACCTAAATAAATATAAGTAGTTGCAAATCCAGCTACCTTATGTGAATAATGGTTTTTTATTATTATATCATTACTAATTTTTTTAGGTATTTCTTTTACATAAAAATTCTCTGTGCCAAACCCTAAACATTCAGGCTCTCCCCACAAAGTACTTTGATTGTTATATATGTATGCTTTTTTAGATTTCACTTCTTTGTCATTTTATCGACTTGCTTTGCGATTGTATGCACATCTTTATTTTTTAGAAAGTTTACTTTGTGTTTTATAAACTCTCTCTTTGCATCTATATCTCTAAGTTGTCTTGTAATCTTTAGTAACCAACGTTGTATTCTGTTATTGTATTTATTGTTTTTTTCAAAGCTCTTGATTGAGTGTAATACTGTTGTATGATTGCCTGATCTACCTTTCTGTTTGAATATATTGCCTATTTCTTGTAGTGTCATCTTTTCGTATTTGTATAGTATGAATGATAGTAATGATCTTGCTTCTACTACTTCTCTTTTTCTTGTATTCTGGAATACATCTACGTTTGCTATTTTGTTTATTTCTTTTGCTATCTTATCTGCTTTACTCATAATATTCCTTCTATTATATAGTTATCTATGTCTTGTCCTTCTATAAAGAACTTTTCAAATATTTGTATTGCTTCTTTTGTTTTTCGTTCCCCTTCCAAATAAAACTCCTCACTACAATTCCATACACCTATGTCAAGTGATCCTTTGTCTATGACTACAAACTTGAAGTCTAAATATGTTACATCAAAGAGCTGACAATATATATAGCATTGAACATCGTAAGAATATTTCTTTGCTGCGTGATAAAAGTTAGAAACTCCACCTGTTGTAGTCTTGATGTCTGTGATTCCATCTTTTCTTAAGACATCTGCTTTACCTCTAAATGGATAACCTTGTATCGTACCTATTGCAGATACCTCAAACTCACAATCTGTAATATGTTTTAATGCGTGTTCATTCTTAAAAAAAGCATCTGCTATCTTTTCTGCGTTTTCTTTTTCAACCCTTGTATATACCTCTCCGTATTTTTCTCTTGCTTCTTTGTATGTCTTTGTATTCTTAGAAGATACGTTTACAAATATCTGTTCACTAAATTTTTGTGGTTCTAAGATTGCTTGATGTACCAAACGACCATCTCGGAGTGGTTGTGTTTCTGGACTGCCATACTCTGTAACATACTTGTAAGTCTTTGGACTTGATAGTAATAGTTTGAGTGAAGAACTGCTTAATGCTAATTTGTTCAGCTCTCCATAGTAGAATGTATCATCTACCATTTTTTTGAGCAATTCTTTCTTGGAGTAATTTCTTCCGTCCAAAAGTTGTATCATTATTCGTTTGTTTTAATATTAATTCTGTTTCTATTCTGTTGGTGTACTTATACATCTTGTTGATGCAACTTATAAACAAACCAATCTGTTTTTTTCTTTCTGGACTTGCTTTCTCAAAAGCAGTAGCCATAGCTTGACCTATATAATTAAATGCCAATTCAAACTCTTGCTTTTCTTTTATATCCATATACTTATAAAGCCATAAGCACTCATTGATGCAACAAATAGAATAAATGCAAGTTTTAGTGTTTGATATGTTTGTTCTTCTTTTTCAGGACTTCTGCCCTGATTGTATTGTTTTTTCATTTGTATATATTTAAGTTTACTTTCTTTTTTTATATATCCAATCTCGTAGAAATAATTATCATTCAGATATGTTAGATACCTTTTTTTTTGTAATCTCATATCCAAGTTGTGCTAATATTATTCTGTTCTCTTTTAAAAATTCAATTACCTTTTCTTCTTGTATTTTTTTTCTACAATCGTTTGTAACTTTATTTTCTATTGGAAAGTGATTATTGTTTGCCATAATGTTTTTATTGACAATATACAAATAATAATTGACAATATCTAATAACTACTCTTTGTGTACGATTGATGCCATATCTTCCGTGAGTAAATACACCTGTTTTAGTTTTTTCTTTTTAGTCCAGAATGTAGTATCAGGACAGTATAACTCTTTAACCTCTGGCATCTCTAAATAATTTATCCAATATAAATAAGTACCCTTTGGATCGGAAACAAAATAAAGCTTGACAATCTCACTATCCATCTCCATCAGTTTATCATACTTGTATTTTTCCAATAGTTTTTCTTCATAGTATTTGTTTCTAAACTTCATCTCCATAACGCATTGATGTCCTTTTGGTGTCGTACCTGATGCGTCATAATGTTCAAACTTACCCTCTGACCATTTTAAGTTCCAATCCTCAAACTCATTTAAGAATTTTACTACTATTCTTTCAAATCTATTTATTGTTTCTAAACCCACTTGCGTATAATTTATTTATGTCTGCTATCCATTGATTCCAAGTTCTTGGAGAACATCCACAGGGCAGATAAAAATTGTGGTAGAAATATTTAGAATGTAAAGATGCAATCAGCTCTTGTTCTTGTTTGTTGATTTGACTGCTTTTAATTCCTTTGAATTTTGTCCACTTTTGATATTCTTCTTTGTTTAGTTTTTGTTCTAGTTCTTGTGATTCCATTTAACCAATTTTTTCTATTATCACATCCACAATCTTCATATCCTAATTTTATTGCAATCCATTGTGCTAGGTCTTTTCCTTTACCAAATGTGATGATGTTTATTATGTATTCTAATTTATCTCCTAATTTCATATGAGTTCTTTTAGTTTCTTTTTTACGTTTCTAAAAGTATTATAAAGTGAGTAATAACTTATTTGACTTTTTCTTGATAGTTCACTTATACTTTCTCCACCACTTACTATATCATATACCTTTGCATCATACCAGTATATTTCTTTCAGAGCTTGTTGTATCTTTCCATACACTTCATCATAGTTTACTGTACCCTCATCCTCTATTTGTATATTCTCTAAAGTCGTGTAAGTTACTTTCATTTTCTTTCGTAACAGGTCAACATACAATCCTCTTAATATTCTGAAACAGTAGTAGTAGTTAATGTCGCAATCTCCATAACTAAAGTCTATTCCCTTTTGTGTATTTTTTATCAGCAGAAGGTATAGTTCTTGCACGATATCCTCAACCTCTGTTTCTCTCAAACCACCAAAACTTCTTGTAATCTCCATCCACTTTGCGTGTCTTTCGTATGCTATCTCAACTTGTGTTTTCAAAATGGGATTCTTAATTGTTCTATGATGTTCGGTCTGTGTATGTCTTTGTCTCCCAATTTATATCCTACATTGTTCTTTATACTCTCCAGAATAAGTGGACTATCAAAGGGTGTTGGTTTACAACCTAAATCGTGATCTTTGATTTTCTTACAGTGAAGCTCTGTGTATATCCATCTTGATTGATGCTGCGTTAAACGATGAATCGAATAAAAATCATCGGTTCGGTTTGCAAAAACATTTCCAAATTCCACGTCTGACATAGAAATAGGCATCGGCATTCCTGCGAATTCGTGATTACTATTGTATTTTTTTCTGAATGCTTCTGTTACTGAATGTAAAACTAACCACAAACCTTTGTTGTATTTTTTTACAAAAATTCTAAAATCGGTCATCATCTCATACATATAATCAAACGAATTACTAAACTTCATCATTCCTTTATTCTTTCTCAAACTGTTTATCGGATCAATAATCAAACAGTCAAAGTCATACTGTGGCATAACCACTTCACACAAAGATAGTAAATCTAAATAATCATAATTTTGTTCGCAATCTATAAATTTAAAATGCTCATAGACAAATTTCGTATGTCTGTCTAATTCCTCTTTTGATAATTTGTTTATTGGTTTTTGTATTTTAAATTCTAAAATTTTCCTGATTAAAGAATAAACTTCGTTCTCGGCACTAAAAACTAAAAATTTAATCTTGTGCTTCATAGCAAAGAGCAACATAAAATAAATGATGACAGATGTCTTTCCTACGTTTGCGTGTCCTGCAAAACAAGTGAGGTTTCTTTTGAATCGTATAACACTATCTATTTCTTCAATGCCTATCTTTGGTGCTTCATTTAGTTTGCCTGTTCGTATTAGTTCAAGTTTGTCTAAATGATCTTCAAAGTTTATAAGCATTATCTTGATAGTTTTTCTAGTTCAAATTTTAAGTGATTGATTGCTTTCTGTATGTCGCCTTCTGGAGTGTCGTGCTTTTTGTAAGCTCTGAGTATATAGGTACAAGCAGTTCCTAGATTGTAGTTTAGATCAAAGTTCTCTACTACTTCTCTTGCAGTATAACCATTTGCACCATCATAATACTCTGGAGTTTCTATTTTAGATACTATCTTGTAACTACCAAACTGTTCATCATATCCTTTAGAATGGAAAGTCATTTTCTCTGTCTTGGTTTTGGTCTGCTAATTGTAACTCTTTTTTCAGTTCTGCTTTTTCTATTTTCCAACCCTGTATAGAATTAAAGAATTTCTTTTGGTTGTGTTGGTTTATCCACTCTCTACCTTTTATATTGATGCCGATTGTTACACCATCATCTTTCTTATATTTGTCTAATACTTGACATTTATCTTGAACAAACTCTATGAGTATCTTTTGTGGATATTGTTCATCTGTAGATAAGACCAATTCTCTTTTCTTAAAGTTATTTGATCCGTATTCTTTCGTTGTGCCTATTTGTAATATTGTTCCTGTTAATTCCATTTTATTTATCTATTATATTAAAGTATTTATTTGTTAATGTCTCCACTTCATCTTGAGATATTTTACCTGCAATATATGCTTGTGATGCTTCTTTAAAAGCAACCTGTAGTAAAATACTTCTCCCTGTATCTAGTCTAGCCCCTGTTTGCTCTTGTTTTGTATAGTTGCTATACATAGATACTTTTTTTATGTCTTTGTATTTGTAACCATTCTTTTGTTGTATATATTCATACTCTACTTCATCTCCTACTTTGAATTTTAGATTGTCAACAGAGGATACAGGTGCATAAACAAATCCCTCTGAGTGTGCGCCTGTTGTTATTGTGTATGTATATATGCCATCCCCAAAAGGTGGTTTATCTACTTTATGTATTGTTTTTATTATTGATTTACTCATCTTTTTATGTTTTTGTCTTTATATTCTTCTAATTTAATATTTTTATTTTCAATGATCCTATTTAAAATCGTTCTATCATACTCTCTTATGTTTCTTTGCAGACTTCGTAATTGTCTTAACAAAGCTCTTTTATCTTTTTGTAATTGTTTTGCTTTTTGTTTATAGTCCATATTATTTATTTATGTGATAGTCAAAGATTTGGTCTCTTAAAAATTCTAAATCTTCTTGTGTAAAAAAGTTTGTGATGTCTATGTTATCCTCAAAAATACGATTAATAGTAACCCCATCAAAAGTACCTGTACCAGAAAAATGATCAAGCTCTGATGATGTAAAGTCATACTCTATACTTATGTATCTATGTTCGTAGATTGTATCGTATATGTTTGATTCTTGATTGTATCTTACCATTCTGTTTTGTTTTAATCAAAGATAATTAAATATTGTCAATATCCAAAAAAAAAGAGGAGAAAATTAATCCTCCCCTTTAAAAACAAAACTCTTACCGTAGTTGGTAAGGATCACAAAGATAATCTTTTATTCTCAATATCAAGTTTTTTTTTGTATTTATCTATCAGCTCTTGCAAGTCTGCTATACTATACTTTACTGTTTGTTTTGATAGATTGTATAGATGTTTAGGTAAACCTTTTTTTTTCTTTTCTAAAGCTAAAGAATATTCATACTGCCTACCATACCTATATCTGTTATCGTACCTTGACTGTGCATATACATTATCCTCATTCCATCTAGTAGACATTTCTTTTCGAGATATAAAATGTCCTGCATCTACTTCTGAATAGTGATATTTATTACCAGATGTTATACATTTAACAAAACCTTTTTTATCTGCATCTCTCTTTCTTATATATTCTGAAAATATCCTGTCTAGTTTGTTTATGAGTGTTTTTCGTTTAGGTTTTTTCACGTTATCAAATATATCTAATATTAAAGAAAAGAAAGAAAAAGTAACCAAAAAGAAAGAAAAGAAAAGCCCCTACTAGAAAAGAAAATAAATTATTTACCTGATCCAAGTGCCTTCCAACTTTATTAGGTTGCACAAGTTTTGCTATAAGCAAAAGCAAATATATAAAAATATTTTATCTACCCTGACCTTTGTATCTTTTAAAATAATTCTTGCTTGATTTTACTTTACTACTTTTTGTTTTAGAATGTATGCCTTTGCGTTTTCTGGTATTACTTTTGTATATATGTACGCTTGTTTTTCTAGCCATTATTTTTTAAACATACTAGTTGCTTTTTCTGTAGTCCTACCACCAAAGTATGCGAGTACAACTGCCATCATTACTTTTTCAAATGTATCGTTCCAAAGTTCTCCAATGTGAAAAGGTACATTGTCTATACTATCTAGTAGTCCTGCAAAAGAAAAAACCACGATACACCAAACCAATACTAATGGTCTTACATTTTTACTTAACCAACTATCACTATTAGCATCAGCTTTCCATCTGCTTGTGATAGACTCTATCTCTTTGTTTTGTTGTTCGTATATTAATTGTTGTAGTTTTATTTTATCATCAGTAGAAATTTTTGCTTTTGTTATTTCTGCGATTGCTTCTTTTGGATTTGTTACACCATTTAAGACATTACCTAATGTTGGATTGATGACTGTTGCTGCACCGAATAATAATTTACCTACTGTGGTTTCTTTGAAAGGTTTTTTAGACATTTGTGATATTTATGTATTTTACTTTACCTTGATCTCTTACTGCTTTCAGTATGCGTTTTCTGTTTTTTTCTAAATCAACATAACTGATATGTAGCCAGTCTGGATTATCTTCGTTGCCGAACTCCCAAATAAGTTGATCAAACTCTAAATTGTTTTTAATATATTCAAACATTTCTGCGTTTGTTTTGTGTCCATATATGTCATCAATGTCAATAGCTTGACCTTTTGTATGTTGAGAAGTTCTGCCATTTGATCCCAAAGCATCACATAATTCAGGGCTTCTATACATAGATGTAATCTTAATTGGACCACCAACCCAATCCCTTAATGGTTCAAACACATTTGCTGCGAGTGTTTTCATATTATTATATGCAGTACCATTTGGTGTATTGTCAATGCCTAATCTCAAGGCAGTAATGCTTTTTGTTGCTTCTTTATCTGATATATGTTTTGAAATCATAATCTAAAATTTAAACCTACTGAACTATTGAGTATCTCACTATCCCAGAACTTTATGTATTCCCCCTCAATAAACAGTCCAAGTGTTTTACTTATTTTCCAACCTGCTATAATTCCACCTTGATAATCTGACCATTGTTCTCCTTTGAGTAAATTATTATGACCACCTTTCCCCCAAGAGTTTCTATGTAAGTAACTAAAATCTTCATTACCCTTTATGTATTTGTGGTGTGGTAATATCCAGTTTCCATATGCGTGTAACCAGAATTTTGATCTATAATGATAAAAATCAAAACCCACTATTGGTGCAACCTCTGCAAAAGGATCAAGCAAGTCCCATTGTTCACGATTAAATCTATTCATTAAATCTCCAAAAACTCTATCTCTAAAATCTCTGTCTCCATAAGCTACTATATCACCATCCTCGTTTCTCCATATCCAATCATAAAAACTTTCGCCTGTTTGTAGGTTTGTATATTGCGTGAGTTCATCTTCATATCCATAATAATAACCTAGACTGTACCATCTGTTTTTGGGCACTTCTTGGTTGTTTACTACTTTTGTTTCGTTTAGCCATATTTCTATAGGGTTGTATCCGTATGCTTTTTGATGTGATCTTGCTATTGCACCTGCACTTATACCAAACTTTTGACCTATTGGTAACCTTGCTCTTATTTCTGCACTTTGATATTGAAAGTTTACATTACCTTGCTTTCTTGATTCTAGTTTGACTATGTGATATTTTCCTGTATGTCTTATAAAGTATCTTGTATTGTCAAACTCCTCACTTCTTTCTCTTTCTCTTTCATAGTGAAATAAATACTCTAGTCCTTTGACTGCTGCGATAGGTGCAGATAAACCTATTAAGTTTTCTGATCCATCAATGTAGTTGGGTTTCAACTCATAGTTGAATCTTGCAATTTTTCTGATACCAATACCTATACGATAATCAAAAGGGTGGTAGATTGTTTCATCTACAACATCTGGTATTGCATATAAATCATCTGGGTTTGTTCTAATAAAATAATCTGGGTACTGCGTTTCGTATGCTTCTCGCATATCTCCTGCTACATAAATTGTTGCATACTTAAATATACCATCGTATGCTTTTTTAAAAAACTGTGCATTTACATTGAGTGTAAATAATAATGCTAATAATAAATATTTTTTCATAACTAAAATCTATCTTCTAAAAGTTTGTCAATCTGTTTTTGAAATTCTACCTCGTAATCTTCTGGTAGTCTTAATGTGATCCCTGCTTCTACCCTATATATCTCTTTGCCATTATTGAATAAAATAATAGTAGGCAAAAACTCTATACCTTCATCTGTAAAGTATTCTTCGTGTTTACTGTTTTCAAAGTCAAATATATGTGTGTTGTGTTCTTTGTATTCTTTTAAGCTGACATCTTCAACAAATGATGCTTTGAACAGAACAACACTAATATTATCTTTATAATATTGACTACTGACAGTTGAAACAAATAGGACAGTTAATAGGACACATATCTTAATTTTTAAGTTCATATACTCTTTCTTCTATTTTCTCAACAACTTCTTTGATCTCCTTTACATCTTCTTGAATGTTCTCGACTTGTTGTTGAGTTAAATCTATTTGAGAACGTATGAGCTTGTCTTTAAATTCTGCTTCCTTTTCTGATACGACAGGTTTGGGTAGTTCCTTTGCTTCTGCAATATCTGATTGCATAACAAAGTACATTGATGCAAGTGATATAGCACCACCTACAATTATACCTATTGTTTTTAAATCTAACTTAACTTGTGTATCTTCATTTATTGTCTTGCTCATTTTTCTCTACTTCTTGAATAGAGCCATCTGCAAGATTGATATTTACTTTGCCATATTTATCCTCTAGCTTTTGCATTTTCTTGCTAAAGTCTTTTTTGCATTGATCTATCTTTTTGATAGCATCTGCAATTTTAGCATCTGAAATAAGTTTGTTGTAGTGTGCTTTGCCCACCTCAACATAGTTTCTTGTTTCATCATTTAACAATTCTTGTATGTACTCTAATTCTGATTTTTCTAATTTCATAATATATTTTTTTACAAATATATAAATTTTACCACTCTGGTTTTAACATAACATCTACTGGTGCTTCCTTTATTGCAATCTGATCTGAAAGACTTTTCTGCATTTTAGCAACATCTAGTTTTGCTTCTAACCAACCAATTACATCACTCTTTTTTAAATCTTTGTATTCAATAAAAGAATCTGCGTTGTACTCTACTTGGTCTGATCCAATAACATTTGCATTGTGATCTCCCTTGTTTGCATTGTAAGACCAATGTATAGCATATATAACATTGTCTTTACTATCGTGGCTAATTTTGGCATCAAAGCCATTTATAACCCAATTATAACTTATTTTACTTTTTCCCATTTTTATCTAATTTTAAAATTTCTATTTCTTTTTTTAGTTCTTGTATGCTTTTTATTAACAATGGCACTATTTTGGAATAATCCACAGATTGCATTTGTTCTGCATCTTTTTCTCCTGTAACTGCTTGTGGTAAAACTTCTTCAAGTTCGTGAGCCATAACTCCATAACTTCTGCTTTTATCTGATTTCCATTTAAAGTCATAAACAGGTATTTTAGAAATCATATCTAATCCTGTAAAGTCTTGTAAATCTTCTTTCAATCTATAATCAGAAGATGTATTGAACGCAGTAGCACTTCCACTTGTTGATATTGAGCCAACTTCATCATTTGGATTTGAAAAAACTATTTGTTTTATAACACCTGTTGAAGCTCTACCAATTCTGACTTGACCTGTTGAACTCACAGAAAAACCATTACCAGTTGAAATTGTAGTTGTTGCACCTACAAATAGATTACCAGACTGATCCAGTCGCATTGCTTCAGAGCCACTAGCATTAAATTGAATACCATTTGCAGTTGAACCATAAATTTTTGCATCACTATTGCCAAAATTAATACCATTACCATCATTAAAAATAGCAACGCCTGATGATACAGTAATATTACCTGTAACTGTTACACCTGTGCTTGTAGTTTCAAACTTTTTGCTATCATCAAAGTAAAGAGCAACAGCACCATCAGCAGTGGCAGTTAGCATATACTCCCCAGTATATTTATGTATTTCTACATCAGTATTACCTCGTAATATCAGTTTACCAGTTCCTGCATCATCAATTCTACTATGACTACCATCGTGATAGATTTGTAGGTCCGATGAATTTCCGAGCAAAATCTTTTTACTATCTGCTAAACTTACATTACCTGCAAAAGTTGCATCTTGTGAACTTGATAATGTAAGAGCTTGAGCACCACCACTATCTAATCTTAATTGACCTTGTGCATCAATAAATATTTGTTTACCACTTGCACTATTTATGTTAAGATGCCCGTTAGAATCGTTTGTTATTGTATGGTTTCCATTAAGACTTATATTTTTACTAAAAACATTTACTTCTGCACTTCCATCTAGTCTAAAATATTCAGCATTTCCACCACTACCATCATCGGCTTGAAATATAATATCTTTATCATCTGCTTGGTTTCTAATTATTAAATCTCCAGTACCATTTGATAAATAAGTATTTGTTCCATCGTGAAATTGTGCATAATCTCCACTATTACCTAAAATAAACTCTTTACTATCTGCTAGACTAACATTACCTGCAAAAGTTGCAGATGAGTTTGTTATATTTAACCTTTCACTACCTGCGACATAAAACTTAAGATTACTATCGCTTTCTTCTTCTATATAAGTGTGTCCACTAGCACCATCAAATAATATTTTTGAACTTGCTGGAACAGATATATTACCTGCAAAAGTTGCGTCTCCTGTTGCTGATACTGTTAACCTATCAGTGCCACCTTGGTCTAAAGTTAACAAATTACCACTTCCATCACCTCTTACATATAAAACATCGCCTGTTGAACTTGAATGGTCAGAACGTATTGAAACGTGGGCATTTGTGTCTGTACCTGTATGTTGTGCGTTTGTATATGCA